AATGTTTTTTCTTAAACTCTACAGAAAAATCAGGATGTTTTTGAACTATGTATCTATATCCTTCGTGATGTTCTTCTTTGTCTTCATCAATAATAGACTTAGATATACATCCTATAGTAGAATCAAAAGAAGCTACATCATATCGTAAAACATTAAAGCCTAATGATATCCCAACTTCTGAAGCAATAATTTCAGACCAAAACTCATACTTATAATCCCTATTTTCTCTCTTCATAGAGGTTTTGAAATAATACTTGTCTCCATTCGGTGATATCGTAATAAATTTATCCCTAGTACCTCCCGTGTGAAGATGTATTTGTCTTTTCCAATTTGAAATATCTAAATATTTAGCCATATTATTCACATAAGATATGAACAAAGATACAACTTATTTTTGGCTTATCAATTTTACTATTGAAACAAATTATAATTCATTCCAGATTCCTACATAAATATATATATTGAACATACATATTTGCATAAAAATACCCCGACTTTCCCAAGCCGAGGCACCTAAAGTTTTTTTATTATGAATCTTAGTGTTATTTTTTAGTAGTTATTTCTTTCTATTCTTACGGATTAGCCAAACAATTATAATGATCAAACCTATAATTACGCCTATAGCTATTTCTCCGACTTGTACCTTAACAGATTGCCACCAGGAAAGTTCACGCTCGACTGGGTATGGCACCTGAATTTCCTTCTGCTTCTCACTAAAAAGAGAATCATACTTTGCCTGCAACACAGAGTAATCACGTGACAGTTCCTTGTACCAGTCACGGTACCTATATAATTCTGTCCGGATAACGTTTCCGGATTCATCGACTACGATTACCGTAGAGTCCTTTATTACAACTGAGTCTTTCCGAACCGTTTGTTCCTTGATTACAACCGAATCTCTCGTTATTACCGAATCTTTTAGTTGAATTTTGGTTTCTACTGGAACATACTGAGGACTCCGGCAGGATGACAACCATATTCCCGACATAAGGAAGATGGTTAGAATGTAGATTAGGCGTCTCATGGTCGAATGATTGTATTGCGCAAGAAGTTGGTAAACTCAGAACGTACATCAAAACAGGGGCACGCTTTGATATATTCTGCCGGCTCTACTTCGCCGCTGCTATCCAAATCCGGCGAAGTATCACGATGCCCAAGCACTTCAATAATAGGATACTCTTGACAGAGCTTCGCTACCAATTCGCGCAGTGTAGCCCTTTGAGCAGAAGTACGTGTATCTGCCGGCTTTCCAGATGCGTCCAGGCCTCCGATATAACAGATGCCAACACTATGCTTATTATACGAAGACTCTGAAAATCCTTTGGTATTACAATGCGCACCGTCAATGGAAAGCGGGCGCCCATTCTCTACCATTCCATCAAGGTCAATGACGAAGTTATAACCGATCTGACTAAAGCCTCTTTGCTTGTGCATCCGATCAATGTCTTTAGCTCTCAAATCCTGTCCGGCACGTGTTGCTGAGCAATGGATGATAATAGCATCAATTTCCTTCATTTCTTCTCCTCCTTATAGTTAATAGTCACTTGGCGGCTGCCGGTTAGTGCATCCGTGTACATCACATTTCTTTATCTCAGCTTCTTTCAATCTAAGCTCCAGTTCATGCTTCTTATGAATATCTTCCAAATGAGCGGACTGTTCCTGACGGAGTTCAACATAAATAGCGTCAATCTTGGCGTCACGTTGAGCGATACGATCTTCAAGCCATGCGACTTGCTTGCGTTCATTTTCATCCTCCATACTATCCGCTGTCGCATCTTCCTTTCTTGCATTCGTTCGACGATTCACATAGAAGTTAACTATCCATTTGATTGCTTCAAAACCTCCCAAAGCCCCGATCAGAGCCAGCCATTCATTTAATCCCATATTCCTTTTCTCTATCTAATTATTAATACTACTTTTGTATCGCTTATAAGGCGAAGGGGTGTGCCCTTCGTTATTTGTTTTGTTTGTGTTTTATATCCGTCTTACTCGTGATGAGCAGGACGGTTTTTTATTTAAAGACATATCTCAACCAACCACTGAAGTAAGCACTATTCTCTAGGTAGTTGTTATCCTTCTCCGCCAGTCGTGCCTCACGTTCAAATGAGATCAGTCGGTAAGCGTCGTAATCCTCCTTACAATCAGCGAGTATGGAAGCGATCATCTTGCGGATACACCACTCTAGTACATACCATACATAGAATGTAGCTGCAGACAACGTTAACCACCATGCCGAGTAACCGAACACCAGCACTCCGATCCACAGCAGGATACCAGAAGCGGCCGTTAGTTCAATCCACTGCCGGGCATGCACACATTCATGATTGATTGTAGACTGCCTGACCTCTGTCTTGGACCATTTTGTGAATACCCACGCAAGCAGCGTGATAGTTGAGTAGCCGGCAAACAATAAATGCTTTGCGATCCAGCTTTCGTAAAATACCTTTTTCATAAGTTCTATTTTTAAATGATTAAATAATAAATTAATACCAATTAAGTAGTGTCATAGTAGTGCTGTCGTAGTTCTTAATGACCCAGTATGTATATAATAAATACTGAGATCCCTTATTATTATACTGTCTTATCCCTTGCAATTCTAAATATCCTCCGACCTTGATTTTTATTATATCGAAATCCCTTTCTGTTCCATCGCTTCTGTCTCCTGGAAGAACGAAAGCACTAGGTTCCTTTAGTGAAGATCTAAATTCCAATGATTGCCCGGCTTCCCCGCCGACATATATTTTAATAGTAGCTCCATTAAATTTTTCATTAGTAAGATTACTAACAGTTACGATGTTCACATTCTCAGGCTTGGCAATGTATGTGAAATTAAAGCCAAGGTTACCTTCAGGATTTAGTTGTATATCTTCAAAGCTTTCATAAACTCTGAATGGAGTCTTAACAGCGCCGGTAAAAATACCATCCCCCTTGACAGTGACATTAGCTTTGCCGTTTTCGTCTATGGCTACGACAAACTTGTCATCAATATTAATACCGGTACTCATAATGGCGTTAACGAGCAGATCACCATCAATTTGAATCTTGTCCCCTTTGATTTTGATGCCTTCCTTACTAGCATTGATAGCAGCAAGTATTGAGTTCGGATTACCATCTTTATCCTCACCCATAATCTCCACTTTCCACTCTTTTGCATTCTGAGTAACTTGAGTACCGATCTCTTTAATGATATCTCCTTCAGCATCAGTAACGGCTTCCTCGAACTTGGTGATCAATCCTTCTGCGGTCAAGTTAAGTTCAGATTTGCGGCTTTCTGTTGTCGCGTCAATCTCGCCTTTTGCTGATATCGTTTTCTGCTGGACGTTCTCCTCGAATGTTGCGGTCAAGTTCTTAGCGGTGAGTTCTACTTCCGATTTAGCAGCATTCTTAGATGTCGTGATAGCTCCGTCGGCTTCCTTTACCTTTTCCTCTGCATTCTTATTGAAAGTAGCTGTTAGTTCTTCCGCTGAAGCCTGAATGTCTGATTCAGCAGATTCTTTTTTATCAGTGATCGCTCCGGTCGCTTCTTCTGTTTTTTCTTCTACTGTTTTCTTGAATTGAAGATCAAGCTGTTCGGCAGTCATTTTTAGGGATGATTCTGCGGATTTCTTCGCTTCGGATATCGCTCCGGTTGCCTCTTCTGTTTTAGTATTTACGAGATTAGTGAATGCAAGTACAAAGTCCCTTGCAGTGAGCTGAAGTGTACCGGTTGCTTCTTCTGTTGCTGTAGTGATAGCACCCAGAGCATTCGTCGTTTCAGTCTCGACTTTATGGGTAAAGTCAGCAGACAACTTTTCGTAATTGACATTAAATTCAGAAGAAAGTTCTTCGATTTTGGTCACATGTTCACCTGCGGTGGTAGCTGATCCGGCAGCAGAGCTAGCAGAATCAGAAGCTTCCTTCGCGTACTTGATGACTTCTTGCCATTTGCCGGTGATCCCATCCTCCCTGATTTCGAAGTCGCCGCGTATCTGAATCTCACGACCGTTCAACTCGTCTTCGATTGTCTTGTCATTGTGCAGGATGAATGTACCACGAATGATCACTCCATCGGCGATCAAACCAAACCATCTCTTAACGCTTCCTACAGCTTCCTTTGCCCAGGCAGGAATCAGACCGATATCTGCATGGCCAAGCGTACATCTTACATGTTCCGGATCGGAATAAGCCGCCCAGCTGTCGATACCGTCATAAAAATACTGGCAGTTTGTCCTTGATGAAATACGGATGAATGATTGACGTTCTGCATCAACTATGTTTCCTACTCTTGCAATGATCATGTGCTGGTAAGGGATACTGTCACCTTCAGCTTCAAGGAGAATAGACTGATCGCTGCCCGGATCAGAGATGGCGGTAAACTGTTGAACGGAGTAAATTGTGCCGGTGTTGCCGGGATTATGATAATACCCTATCAACAGGTCACTGTCGGCAAGCGGGTTATTGTCCGCTTCTCTCAAATCCGGATAGACAGTGAATGTCCCGTCTCCGTTATCGAAGTAAGATGCGATCTTGATACTGCTTGTGACTATTTCTTCATCCTCTGTTACCCGGATGCGGTTGTATACAAATTCATTTGTGATAAACTTCTCACGTACAAAGACAGATTTAAACTCAGCATTGCCGAGCTTGTCAATCAACCAGCCTGATACGCCTGATACGAATGTACTTACCCATTCATCTACTTCTTCACCGGCAGCGTTCAGTATCTTCTTACCTGTTGCTTTAGCGGAGGAGATAAATCCCCAAATACCGGTATTGATTAGTCCTGCCATTATTCTATTCCTCCCATTATTCGTATAAGCATTGCCACCTGCTTTTCTAGTTTATGGTAGTCAGCTACGGTGATTCTCTTTTTTTGTTCGACATCAGTTTTTGGTTCATCCTCTATGGTTTCTGTTTCTTCAATATCAGTTACCTCATCCTCTAGCGGTGTATCTTCGTCGATAAGAACGGTCTCTTGGTCAGCAGGATCATCTATCTCTTCATAGTGTTCAGGGAGTTCCAAAAGCGGTTCTTCTAGTTTCTCACCTGACAAGTAGTAGGTGTATCCGAGATAGATTTCATTCCCGAACAGCTGGCTGTCGGAAATTCTGCGGAATACTTTGCCTTCTTCCGCAGTGATATGGTTATTATTTAATTCGTCTATTTTCATATTATACCTCTTCATTAGGGAAATCGATTGCAAATTGACTCATAGGCTTGATGCTGTCGGCTAATTCAGTCCAATTAGTTGCTGTTTTATATGCTTCTACAGAATCATTGGGAACGTATATTTGGAACCTTACAGAGATATAAGACGAAGCGAATGTTCTTGCGCCAATAATTGGGGGAGTCTCTACTGTCGAAATGAAATATTTCATTTGACGACAATAGGCAAATGAATAATTTCCTAAATTCGGAACTGTAGCTGGAAGTATCACATGTTTCAATTCATCACAGGTGTAACAGAAATGCTCCATCTTTGTTACAGGGCAATTATCAAGCAAACCGGCAGGTAAAACCTTTATTTTTGAATATTGAAAACATCCTCTAAAGTCAAACGCTTTCTTATTATTAATAAATAGATTTGCTGGGACCGATTCCAATAAAGAACGTGAGAAACAACCTTCTGGATTACTCCAACTATCGGCTCCTCCAAAATAATATGCATTCGTACAATAGTAGAATAATCGTTCGGGAACGGAAGTGATTTTTGTATTAGCGAAACATAAGTTGAAATCAGAGGCGCCTACATTGTATCTAAATAAATCATCAGGAATTGAAGATATTAATGTTCCCTCAAAAGCTGATTTGAATGTGCTGGCATTCGTGCAATGGTCAAATAAGCCTACAGGAATTGATGAGATTAGGGTATTCCTAAATATACCTGAAAGACTTGTCGCAGCTACGCAATTGTCAAGCAACCCTTGCGGAATAGATGTTAAACTTGTATTATTGAAACAATAGGAAAAAGACTGTCTCTCTGTATCGTTTTTCAACACAAGTCCTACATACTTCAACATTGAGAAACCTGAGAAATTCAAGTTATTTACATTACTATTTCCGAGATCCCAATATGCAACAAGAGATAAACTTCTTTTTGTAATCGCATAGGTCACATCACTACAGTTTTTGATTTCTACCTGATGGAAATCTGAGTTATCATACGTGTGATCATAAGTCAGCTTCCCTGGCCCGACTGCATGATCTTCTGTTCCGTCTCCCCATGATATGATATAATCAGTGGCGTCTGAGGTGACATAGAGAGAAATGTTCTCTCCAGTAACAAGCATCTGAATATTTCCATTCTCTATCGGTTTGAAAGATTCAATATCAAGCCTCATGGCAGCGTTGACTGTAATGGCGGTTAAACTAACAGTAACGTTATCTGTTACGCTGAAATATCCATTTTTAGATACGGTGTATTCATGAGTTTTTTTGCTACCTATTACCAATGTCGTTTCTCCGGAGGCATTAGTAATTCCTGTTTTCCCATCACATTGAATAGTGGCTCCGGACAGAAGTACGGTACCGTCTTTAACTATGAACTTAACTTCGACAGTGTTTGGTTCTACATATACAGTTAAGGATGTTGCAGACGTCCCAACAGTTATATTACCCGTCTTTTCATAATACGTATCATGGGTAACAGAATATTCATAGGTTCCTTTTCCCAATGATAGAGTGCATTCACCGTACTGGTTAGTCGTCCCTGTCACTCCATTACATTTTACGGTAGCACCTTCAATGAGCAATGAATTGTATTTTACGATAAACTTAACATCCACGACGCCATATACATACACAGTGTTTGTAGTATCAGATGTTATGGAACCATATGAGAAGGTGTTGCTTGCATATCCGTATGCTGACACCGTTCCTGAAACGGAACCACCTCCACGAGGCAGAGTAACATACCCGTTTGCATCAGAAATATAAGATGTATCCCCGATTGTTACAGTAGCACCTTGAACATATACCGATTGGTTATAAACTCCTACCCGAATCTTTCGCTGTGGAATATATGTCACAGTATAACTCTGAGAACGTGTACCGGCTACAAGATATGAACCCTTAAAATCTTCGTGATTTTCACATTTGAACGTAAAATTAATCGTTATGTTGTCTTCTGAAGTTACCTTGTAGGTATATTCGTTTACTTTCTCAACTTCGTAGTCGCATTCGAAGGTTGATTTCTTTATAGTCTTATACTGAGATGAACTGAAGGTGAAAGTCGTCACAGGAGCAGGTTTCAATTGACCATATGTGATAGTTAATTCGGGAAATGCCGCCTTCAGTTTGTTGATTTGAGAATCAGTCGCTACAGAGACATAACATTTACCGGTGATGACCGCTTTGTCTACATTGTTGCCGTTTTCGTCCAGTCCTTTCAAGCTGATTAGTTTTATGATAGGATCAAGGGTAGATAATGTCCAGTCTACACCGATCAAGCGTACACGTTCTAACTTCATAGAATCAAGTGCAAAGCATCTGTCAATGATAGACAAGACATTAGCTTTGTTAGTATTCTCCCATCTGATTGTCGAAAGATTCTGTACACCATCAAGGATTAATCCTGCATCAGTAATATTGATCTGATTGAGCATGGTTAGGCTAGTAACGGTTTCCGGCAGGTGCATTGTACGCATATTCCCGGCAGCCGGCAGAAGTACTGCAGTAGTAGCTGAACCTTGTGCATATAGTTCTTCAAGGCTGTCGCATCCGGATACATCGATAGGCTGAGTGTAGTTCGGGCAGTTGGCCATGTTGAGCAGTTTAAGCATACGGTTATTGCCGACATATAAAACTGTCATGTTTTGATTCTGATACCCTTCGACGGTTGAACCGATGATTAGCTCTTTAAGCCGTGTCATCTTTGATACGTCAACCGATCCGGGATACAGAGCAGAAAGATCACCCAGGGAGGTAATCAATGAAGCACCATAGATGATCGTTTCCGTGTCGTTGAAAGTCATTCCTTCCGGAGCGACCATTTTAAAGCTGTCGTTAAATCCGACACGTTGTGATCTAGTGACCGATCCCCATTTAACGTTGAAGTACATAGCGTTGAATGAGGTCAGTGTGATGTCGGCACATGGTGCAATTCCTGTCCATACCGCAGGAGTATAGGTACGGAACACAGCAGTGTCACCCAGGACTGATCCGGCAAGGAACTTGCTGTCGAGATATAGGAAGCGGTTTTTCCATATCCATTTGCCGTATAATTCACGGCTTCCCTGAAGAGCATAAAGATAAGCTCCGGTCTTGACGATTTGAGGATTCTCATGAGACTGGGAGTAGTCCAGGTAACCTTCAGTCAGCGGCTGCTCATATTTGAAGTAACCGTCTTCGTTATAGATCGCTTCAGACCATTTCTCCGCCTGCCGCTTGTACAGGTATTCGATCATCCTGTCGTATGACAGGATGCCGCGCTGCCGTATCGTGTAGTACATTTCACGGATATCGTCGGCGAACGCTTCTTCGACAAGTTTCCAAAATTCTGAGTCGGCACCGTTCCAGACGTTCTTATTACCAATCGTATCCTGTATCTCCACATTATACAGAAATTCGATTACAGCTTCATTATTGATAGGAATAAGTGTATCGTTATCGTAGAAAATGAACATCCAGCGTCCGTTGCCTATTTTAGTCAGGAACATGTTTTTGGCACGCTGGTCTGTCATGCCGAGCGCAAGGGTGATCAATGCGTAAAAAACGACTTGCTCCTTGTCGAAGTACTGATCAAACTCCGATTTGAATTTCTCTATATTGCCTTTGCAGCTATTCACCCACTCAAATACTTTCCGGACATTCGTAATGTCAGTGTTGCCGTCGGGGTATCGGGCTTCGATGTTATTCTCCCATCCAGTCATATCACCGGTTTTGAATAAGGTCAGATCGGAAGTATTGTTTAGAAATTCCCAGCTTTCGTCTCCTGCTTTGAAGCCGAAGGTATTCTCTGCTGCCTTATCCGTATTCAGATTGACCTTGCCGATAAACACAGGCGCACTGTCTGCCGTTTCCTTGTGGAATAACAAACATGGACGTCCGGCAACGGTAGTGCGGACTTTCGGATCAGTCTTCTGCGCGTCAGTCAGAATGTTCATTTCCTTCAGCATGGTATCGATCATATTCGCCACACCGGTATTATGCGTTCCGGATGATTCCGCAAAGTCTGTTTTGACACAGAAGACAGCTGCTGGCAGGACATCGTCGGTTACCTGGTATGAATCCTCCTTCATTCCGGTTTCTGTGTAGGTGATCCCGTCTATAAACTCAAATTTATTGTTCTTGCGGGGATAATACTGGGATGATGTACCCTGAACATTGTTCTTGATGTCTGCGATCCAGTCTAATGAGGAATTGGCAGAAGAGAACAGATAGACCTTATTCGTCTTCTTGTCTCCCTTGTATTGCGGCAGGTCACCTTCAAATACAAGGCAGTCGATCATCTTGTTTACCTTCTGAAAGGATACACTGCCGTAGTCGTCGTAGATCTGATTGCGCAGGTACAGATCACGTTTCTTCTCTACGTCGTCCATGTCGGCAATGTAGTTGTCAAGCAGCTGGTACCGGTTCAGGTTATTGTGGTATGACCGAATATTGTAGATGTCTATGGTTGCGTCAGGACAGCCGATGGCGATATCTACAGGAACCGATTGCATGAAGTTGTCCGCATCCGGATATTGCATGGAACCGGACTTGATGCCGTTTACGTAGATGCCTACTAGCGGGTTGTCCGCTCTCTTTTCTACGACGAAGGCTAAACGAATGCGCTCTTCATCTTTGAATCGTGTGTCGATAGAGCTTTGCTCTGATTTAAGCAAGGCTGTCTGGGAAGTGATCTGAATCCCACGATCCCCGGACCAGCAGGAGATGACAGGTGTGTCGTAGTTGTATACGTCATGGACCATGAACTCAAATTCAATCGTTTTGCCTGTCGCACGGAAATCGGGGGCAAAGAGATGCAGCGGAAGAGTAACCGATGCCCCACCGCTGATACGGAGACAGGAATAACCGTTATCGTCTTTCACCCAGCCGTTGTTCTTCCAGTTGAAGCCGGAGAATGAGGCGGTGATGTCATTGAACTTCCATTCTTCTTTATTGGTATCGGAGTTACTCCGGTTCTGCGAAGTTAGATAGAGTTCCAGGTCCTGAGTTTCCGGCTCTACGATAATGGGTGATTCAGTCACATTGACATTGAAGGTCTTTGAGATACTTCCACAGGTGATCGTCAGAGTCAGCGCACCGGCATCGTTCGCACGGTAGCTCCATGACTGCCTTGTGCGGTCTACAGTTTGCGTTGATACTACCTGACCATTTGCAGACAATGTAATCTCACTGTTGGATGAAGCAGGAGAATAAACGATGAACGGGATGAGCAGGGTATCGTATTGTTCGATCTCCATCATCTTGAATGAGGATGCAATGACAGGAGTATTGCTTCCGGATGAAATACAGATAATATCATAGAACAGATGCTCGCTTTCGATGTCTGTTTCATCAATGGTAGCGGTTGCATATACTTCCAGCGCATGCGCTCCGTGAGATTGTGCCGGAATGCCGTATGTCTGCTGACGGTTGCTGATAGCGGTTTCAACGGTACCGATTTCCTTGCCATCGATCTTGAAGTGAATGACTTTAGTCAGTGATCCGACAGGGGTATAGACATACGAGATAGATCCGGTATAGGCTTTTGAATCGTCAAATGTAGAAGTGACTGAGATGCTTACTGCGTTGATCTTGAATGTCAGCTTGCGGGTAGCTCCGTAACTGTCGGTAACTTGTACGACGAGGATGTTGTCACCTAATGCCAGGTATTTGCCTATATTGAATGAAACTTCCCCTTGGTTGATTGTTTCGGAGGCTACCTGTTTATTGTTTAAGGTATAGGTTGCAATACCTTCGCCGGTTTCCTCTCCGGACAAGGTAGATGAGTATGTGTACTTGATGAACGTTTCCTTACCGTGAACGGCCGTAGCATTTGACGGAGTGACAAAGGCAAGCGTGAGCTTTGTTCCTCCACCGGTTGCAGCAGATTTGACAGGGTAGAATACGCCTGCCCGTTTCTGCATAATGTAATTGCCATCAGGAACAGTATCAAATGATTCGTCTGTGTTGTCCATTTCGCCCAGGGAACTGGAGCCGAATCCGCTGTTTTTAGGAACTTCTGTTAATCCTATTGCCATAACATTACTATTTTCGGGATTTTCTTTTTCTGATTCTGTAACTCCATAATCGGTGTCGGCCATCACGATGACACCACCGGACAGCCGGGTCATTTTACCGACATTCAAGCCGCCCTCGATGTCGCAGCCTTCTTTGGAAATAAAGCCTTTCTCTAGCGTATCTTTAATACCTTTGCGGAGATACCGATCATCGGCGTATGACATGGACGCAACTGGTTCTAGCTTACAATGCACACGTCCGTCATCCTTTGGCAGCGATTCGTCAATGACAAGAACATAGATATTCGTTTTTCCTTCTTCTTTCACGGTAATCATTTGACCGTCATAGGGTACATAGGCTACCGTGTCTGTGTTTTGGGCATAGCGGGTCGCATCCGCAAGAGATTTCCAGGTTGCTGTAGAGTCAATAGCCAGACTTCTTGTTCTCTTATACTGGAGATAGAAACTTGCACCAGCGATGACAAGACTGGAACGTGGAGATACGGTATTTATCTCGGATAGATATTTCGCTATTTCAACTTTGTCTTCCATGATCAAACTGTTTTAAAAGTGAATGTGTCCGGATCATTGTCCATGACTGCTTTCGCATACCACATTTTATAATTGATTGCCTCGCTGCTGTTAGCTCCTTCTACGGAAATTACAATAGGACCTTCCATGCCATTCTCCATGAAATTCCCGGAATAGGCAGTTAAGGTCAGTTCCTTGATTGTATCAGCAGGAATGCAGACAGCGAACATTTTCCATGATCCTGCTTGGAATTTATAAGTACCAGAACCGTTATAAAGACCATTACTGCCCAATGCCCGTACTTCGGATGATGTGGTAGGAATAGAGCTACATACCCCTGCGAACCATTTACGTTTGACATTCACGCTGATCTTGCTGGTCAAGATCGTTTCGTTTATATCTCCGTCGTCAGAAGCGGCATATATGACTGTTGCAGTATAGGATTCGCCTTTAGTATAGTTCCCTTGTAACTGCCTTGTTGCGGTTTGAACGCCGGCAGGATCACCAGCAAATTCTAGTACGTTTTCCTCTTTGTCGTCGTAGAATGCTTTGATCATAGCTCCATTGTCATTGCGGGTGGCGGTATAAGTAATGAAGCCTTTTGCTGATCCGAATTCTACGTCATTAGCAGTAGACAATTTACCTATTAGTGTCGCAGGAGTAGGCGCATAAAGCATTTTCCGGAATATCTGTTCGTATCCCATACCTTTACGCAGGATGTCACCCGGATTTACATGACCGGTCTTTGGAGCGTTTACGTGAATATCCTTGCTCAATCCTGTATCAGCAGAACCAATGCCGGAGGAAGATGAGCTACTACCACCACCACCGGTACGTACAACAGTACCATTACGATAATTCTTCGACCTGGAACTGGCAGGAATTGCTCTTGATTTTATGACGATGTTACTACTCATACTTCTATCATTATACATTGAAACTGATTCATCTTATAGTCGATAGTACCTCCTGCGTTGATGAATTTCTTATTAACCATATAATTGTCATACAAGCGGGATAAAGGAGTTATATCGGAAGATGCTTTTATTACTTGCGTTAATTTGATACGGGTGGCATTATAACGTTTGATAATACGTCGAATAAGTTGCTCTTCTGGACGGACTGTAGTTTCTTCTATGACTGAATAAAGATTGTCTCTCAGGTAATCTTCACTTAAAATAACTTTGCCATAACCCGCGCCATCATGGTTGTATGAGCTAATTTTCAATTCGATCTCATCGAGTTCATTGATGTAGTTCTCATTAACCGCGTTCTCATAAATACGATCAGAATTAGATGTAGTATCCTCTCCATCCCGAGGAATGAATCTTACAGTAAAGTTTTGTAAGAATACCCCATATTTATTAACTTCGGATGGATACATACTAGCCAATAGTTGAAATTCCAGCTCTCCGGCCGTTATTCCACTTCCCGTAAAAGAAGAATATATCATTTTACCGGATGCGCCTTCATAAGGGTCCGTTAGCTTCTTGTCGTTAATGACCGCTTTATAACCCTCATTCTCGTATGCCCCGAATGACAAATATGTACATTTATAAAGATTATTTCCGAGTACCGGATCATCAGTCGTAAGGTCTATATGACCAATAAATAATTTGGTTCCGATTAATAAGTTTCCTCCCCATCTGTCCTTTGACAATGGAGATAAAGGTTCGTTTTGGAAATACCTGACAGAGGCATTTATACAAAATATCCCTGGAGGATATGCGACGCATGGACTTCGCAATATAAATACTGGAACATATCCACCCAATGCTACCCCATCTTTGTTTTTCAATCTTATTCTAACAACATCAGTATAGCTATACTCTGTAATATCGGGAACCTTACCACCATCCTTATTTACCATTTTGTAGTTGCAATACCTCATAGGGATAGCGCCTAAAAGATTATCCGCTTCTATATTGTTTTTGTATTCATTTATATCTACACGATGAGCGAATTGTTGGTATTGATACATCTCCAAATCCCCTGGATTCAGGAGGATGCGATGCGACACATCATCTCCGGATGTTATATCTGGTAAGGTAGCCAATCTGTCCAGGTCGTCATAATTAACACTGAAGTTTAAAGTTTCAGGGATAGGATAATTGCTACATTTCACTGTTACTTTATTATAGCCAGGGAGTACATCCAGAGAATGATCAGATCCGGTAAATCCAATGTTTTGTACGATGAGATTATTAAATACTGCATCTGTTTTCTCGATCAGTCCACTGTTATATTTATGATATACTCCGTTATGATCTATATCGACAAAGAAAAGCTCTCCTCGCCAATCTACACAGGTCCAGTGGAGGAATTTGCATACTTCTTCGAGTACCTCTTTAAGTTTCAGCGCTTTGTTGTCTTCATCGAAGAAATTCTGTTCACTAATTCTCATCTCCCAAAGTATATTACTTCCGCCTGATAAATATTCCTTTTCGTTTTTCGCATAGACGTATGGGATATATACTGCATTATATTGTACAGAAGTTGCTTTGATGCATTTCTGTAGTAAACTCCATAACGAGACAAATTCCTTTCTGCTTCCGGTTACGTCATAATCAATAAATTCAAGCGTGGACATCGCACTCATACACTCTATCTCCAGTTCGAATTTAGAGGAGCTGTAATTCTGTGTATATAGTTCCGGCTTGATATACCCATACCACGTTACTACCCCATCTCTTTTGAATATAACCCGGTATTGCTGATAGGCTGTGGAAAATAGACTCTGCAAATAATCGCTGCCTACTACGCGAATTGTCGCAGTACTGAACCTGATAGGCGTATACAGGAATTCTTCATCTGCAATATCGACAGTGAATGGTGAAGCCCCCGCAACCAGCTCAATGACTTCACCCGAATAATTTTCTTTCTCTATCTCCACAACACATGGAATGTTATCTATTGCGGCAAATGGTATTGTATATATTAGTCCGTAGCTCATGATATAGGCTTTTTTCCTTGTGATTTAAGTTCATTGTTGATAGTCAGAATCAGATCCTTTGCCCGGACTCTGGTTGTTACCGATGAAGATATATTTCCACCTCCACCCAATCTTCCGGAATTAATCGCTTCGAATAAATGAGATTGCTGGCCTTGATTGAGTATCATTTCACCGGCATTAACACGGGCTAATATCTTATCTCCGGATGAAGGACCGCCGGTAATAATACCACCATTTGCGAACTTAGGAATTGAGGCGGCTAATATTAATGCTTCCATGGCTGCAATTTGAGCAGCAGCAAGACCTACTCCTGCAAAAGGAATAGATGCATATGCTGCTGTACTTTTTGCAGCCATTTCCGCAGATGCAGCTGTAGTTTTTGTTGATGATGCTGCGACCTCTGCCGCCGTTTGAGTCGCAAGAGCAGTAATTTCTGCTGTAGTTTCTATCGTTTTATTCGCAACTTTTGTTCCGGTAGTAGCCGTATCAATAGCCGCCTCTGTTTCCTTCGCCTTTGTGAGCTTATTTGTTAATTCCGTAATACTTTCAATTGTTTTCATCACCGACAAGAATCCATCTGCAATTCCGGAAAACATATTCCAAATGGCCATTAACTTTTCCCATTTAGTAGCTTCCTGTTCCGGATCAAATGCATCTTTCAGGCGTTCGAATGCCGACACCAATCCATCTACAGTTGATACGACATTTTTAATACCATCCCATTCCATCTGATTAAGTTCCTTGGTGAAATTTTTGATATCTTCCTGGACCTGTGCCAGTTTTAATGCCTCTTCCAGCGATGGAACGTCAGCCATAGCATTCGCAACCTCATCTGATAATGTCTTCCCGATAATTCTTGCTTCCTCTTTATATTTGTCTGCCAATTCTTTTGCCTTGTCCAGATTTTCAGAGGCAATATCAACTTTGGTTTTCTTGTAGTCAAAAGTTTCGTCGCGAGGCTTTATCTTAATTGGAGAAGCAAGTATCTTTGCATTCAGTTGCATAACTGAAATAAATACATCTGCCTCATCTCCAATGCCTTTAATGCCAGCAGCAGATTTAGCCGCTTCAACGGAAAGTGAAACTATATTGGAATTCAATTCTTTCTGAGAGATAAGACCTTTGGCTTGCTGTGCTTGGGCTTCCCTGACCTTTGTATTGTAATCCTTCTGCACCTTCTCAAACTCAACAAGAGCGGCATTCTTATCTTGATTTCTTATCGCTTTCTCAGCAGCGGTCTTAAGATTCTGAAAATATTGACTCTCAAGTACTTCTTTATCACCTGTTCCTTTGGCTTGGGCGTACATCTTGATGTTCAGTTCTCCCAGGGCTTTATTATACTCTGCCTGAGTGATCTTTCCGATCTCTAACTCAGCGCCTAGCTCCTCAAATTGTTTATCATAAGATTCTTGCTGTTTCTGAAGATGAGTTTTTTTCTTTTTGTCATCGTCCGGATCAGTTGTTGGTGTTGTAATTGTTGTACTTCTAGAAATCTCATTTCCTAATCTCAATTTCGCATCACTGAGTATTTTTGAGAATTCAATATAAGTGTTCAAATCATCCTTTAAGCCATTTTCAAATCCTATAGCGTCAACCATTGACACTTTATGCTTTGCTTTAAACCTCTCTTCTTTAACCAAATCTCCGCGAGCTATTTCCCAATCAGGAGCCAATTCCTGTACTGTCTTCCCGTTGTAGGATTTTGAGCCTATTTTGCGTAATTCATTTTCGCTTTCTGCTACTTCTTTTGCTGCCAGTTCGGCTCTTGCTGCACTTTCAAGCAATTCTATGCGTTTAGATATTTCTTTGTTTACATCTTGGTTGGTTTTTAGCTCAGTACCGAGAATACCATTGATTTTCCCTAATATTTGTTTTTTGTAATCTAATGATGAATTAACTTTATTGTACTCTGATAACAAGGCTTTAACTTTTACGATTTCTGAGTTCGACTCTGCCGCATGATTCATTCGATTCAGATAATTGTCAAACAAGCCCTTTATTCGTTGTGACTCTTTATAAGCATTATAAAATTTAGCAACGATAGCCCCTATGACCGCAAGTATTGCTGTTGGAGCCATAGAAATGAGAGTTGCCTTAATTGATAACATCGCTTTGCTGAAAGCCATTCTGATAGAAGCACCGGCCTTTTGCGCTTTCCATGCAACTTCATCAAACTTCTGTCCTGCATCCTTGGCCGCCCGACGTGCTGCTGACTTGGCGGCTAACTCGGCTTTGGCAATAGAGGAAATAATTTTATTGACCAGCCGACTTGTAACCATGACTAAAACAGCTGCAACAAGATAGGTAACAATGCTTTTTATATTGTCAGCAGCCGATTTAACAATATTGGTCAGCCAGTCTATCAGAGCTTTATATTTACTTTGTATATCCGTGCCGTTCACTAACTCTGTAAAGACGTTTTTCAGGCGATTTACAGATGTCTCCAAGTTATCAGTATCAACGTTAGGAATCATCTCATTAAGTGCCTCTGCAAATTTAGGAAGCACATCCTTACTCATCAGTTTACCCTGTTTGAGCAACTTGTCCAGACCAGCAACAGAAACACCCGCAGCTTTTGCCATAGCCTGAAGAGCAACAGGAAGACGTTCTCCCATCTGTAGACGCAATTCCTCGGAACTGATCTTGCCTTTACTCATCATCTGGGATAATGCAAGCATAACTCCATTACTGTCGTCCGCACTCATACCGAAGGCCGTACATGCCCGAGAGACGGATTCGAATACTTTTCGTTGATCGATCATGGACATACCGGATATGGAAGCAGCCGCCGTGAATTTTGCGTAGTTAGCTGTCAGAGCATTAATCTCTAATCCGTATTTTTTAGCCAGATCGAGCAGATATTTCTGATTATCCGCATATTGGGACATCGTGCCGGAGACATTCTTCAATGCGGTGGTAACACGGTTTGTTTCTCGGGCTACATCAATGAAACGAGAAACAAGGTTACTTAGTCCGAGTCCGCCTGCACCAAGTGCTGCTGCGAAGGTAAGGATTTGCATCTGCATAGAACGAAAGGCTGCTTTTACCTGATTCGTTCCTCTTTTGAAATTCTCTGTTAAGAGATTTATCGCTATACTGAAACTTAAACGTCCTGCCATTATTCTTCTCTTTTTGACCAGTTTACTTTATTTATATCAAATAATTCCCCAGCAAGGAATTTCTTTAAATTATCCTCATTCTCTCTCATTACGCGCTCCGCGGCTTTCTTCACTTCTTCTTCCTCCCATGGAAATATAATCAGATCTCTTGCCCCATTTTTCATCTTTCGGGCATCGATATGCGGGAGAATGGTGAGGTATGTCCACATCCTTGCACTTTCCATGTCTTCTTTACGTTTTTTTTCATACGCTTCTATGTAGAGCGGAAGATCGCATAATTCCATTTCGTTGAATGCGTAATACGCATCTAATCCGGACATAACAAGTGTAGAAACAATACTGCCTATCATTTCCGGGGTGCCCTCATTACTACCCTTTCCCGTACTTTCCTGTTTCTTTTGAAACTGGCTTAATACTGCTATTTCCCGTTCTAACTTTGATACCATCTCTCGCACCAATTTTTCATTTGAAAGGGTCTTCCGGAAGACATCGAGAGTATACATCACCCCTTCGCCGTTACAGATCGTTGTCGTGTACAGTAGGGCATCTACGTCTTCCCGGTCTGAATAATCCATCAGGGAGAATGATTTCTTCCGAAGTTGCTCCCAGCGAACGATTGATTTTATTGTTAATCCAATTTTCATTGTACCGCTATTAAAAAAGGCGGCCATCATGGGACCGCCTTACTGATATTTCTTTAATTTCTTCCTTATGCAACTCCATCTTCCAAAGGTCCTGTACCCTGTAGGGATATGGAGCTTGTACAAATAGCACCATTATCCGCTTTCAGAGACAGGGAAGTAATAATTGCTTTCCCTTTAACGTATTCTTCTCCCTTTGGGAAATCCCCGTCAGTTTCTTCCGTTTTTGCAAGAACGAACGGGATAGGCTTACGCTCTACCATCATCTTTTTAAGTGTGGTAAAAGAGGCGTGTCCGGTCTTTAAGGACAACATGCTTTCACAAGATACCGTGTACCCTAATTGCCCTACTAGAAAGTCCTTCCAATTACCCGACATCTTGTTTGACGCATCAATAGTGTCCGCCGAAATATCAATACCGCATGACGTGCCGAACGCAATTGGTGTCATAACTGCCGGATTCTCACCCTCCGCCGGAGTACTTTCTATATAGACCATCAGTCTGTCACCAACGATCATATCACTACTTGAATCATACTTTTTTGCCATAATTTTCAATTTCTTATTTTAAAATTCTATATTAATCACTCTCGTTACAGTCTCACTAAAAACTTCATGACTTGTATATATTTTCCTGCCTCATATTCCTCTGTGTCATCTTCCAGGCGTATCTCCATCTCCGGATCCGTATATCTTCCTTCAAGAGCCTTAACCACCAGTCCGGCTATATCCTGCGACCGTTGGCTGTCGGCACTCACTACGCAGACATATACATACGGATCTCTTCTGGCAACTCCCATCTTGGTCGTATCCTGTATGAATCCGTCTCGTTGCAGGGTGATATAGTCTCCTTCCGTTCCTTCGTCCGCTACAAGCGGAAAAACATTATCACCGACCGCTTCCATAATAGACGCATCATCCAATAATACGCCTCTGATTTCCTTCGATGCCTCGTAATGACTAATTTTCATGATTTACCATTTTCCATTCGTTCAACTGCCCGTACTATCCCGTCCATCACCGCATTCATGGCTTTACTTCCATCTTCTGCCCGAGTGTCTTCCCAATAACGCAAAGCCGGTCCGTGTCCTCTACGGGCGTAATTCTTGGTGCGGCGAATTCTTGTTCCCTGGTCTAGAAGCCAGCTATGATTTCCTATCGGATAACCAAATCCAGACAATACTCCCAGTTTTTTTCTCTTCACTCGTACACGAAAAGCTTTGATAAGATTTCCTTTATGTCCATAAGGAGATTTCATGCGTGATTTCAGCCTCATCACTCCACCTCGTTGCAGAATAGAGCCTCCGGCGTATAAACCGGCACGTACAGTCTTATCCTTTTCGAAGTTTTCAAAACCGTACACAAGGTCTTTAACCTTGTCCGTATCAAGTTGCTTGACTGTGAGTATATCCATTACGTATCGCTTTTTATACAAGTTATCAGGCAACTGTTATCCTGATATTTCCTGTTTATGTCAATTATCCGATAAAATTGATTGTTATACGCGATGCGGAAAGCCTCCATCATTTTTTGATGAAATCTGCACCATAGCACAATTTTCATATCAATGAATTCCTCCTTCGCATTTAATCCATCCCCTATATTCGGCTGCGCTTTCCGTCTTTCCGCTGGTACGTTTGATAATCCCGGGATTGGATCGTAAGACTTCCGAGGTGATCCGTTGGGATTCTTCCCCTTCGTTTCTTTTTCGAACGTTATTCTTTCACGTGGTACCATCCTCTTCTGCTCCTCTGAATTTTATAAATGGAGCCGACAATGCGGCAGCTCTTCCTATGCTGTAAGGCTTAGAAAACACAATGTCGGAACGGTTATCATAGAAATCACTGATAGTTATCAGGATAGACCGTCTCAAATCTCTGGGAATACATCCCTGCTCATCCTCATATTCTGATAGAGAAGATTGCAGGCGGGTTTCAAGTGCGGCCTGGGCATCCAGGATGCATCCCGTTATATACTCGTCCTGCTCTCCATAATCCACAAATCCGGGAATTTGCATTTTAGCTTCCTCTAGGGTAATATACTGTTTCATGCCTTGTTGAAGTAAAGGGACGGGGCTGCCGTCCCTATGTTTTTAAGCTTTCGGAGTTTTCTTTGCTATGGCAAAAGCCTCCGTACGTACAGTCAGCATATCGAAATCCGTATTCAGTACGAAATAGATAAGGTTTTTCTTTGCACCTGTATACGGATCTACTATCATGTGCATTTTCCCAAACTGCCCCACAAGTTCGTAGTTGAATATACCGAATCCGAGAACACCGTCTCCAATGTATTCTGTCATGAATACCGGATATCCGTTGATTTTCCCGTTTTCAAGAATCATCAAACCACTGCCGGCATCTTTCGGGGTAGCTTCCAGTTCAGCGTAAGTCGTTGCCGAACAGACATAGGCTGCTGTTCCGTCAAAGACGACACCTGTTTTTAATACAGCTCCCTTCAAAGCCACCACGTTCTTCCATGTAAAGTCAGCACCCGCTGCGGTAGTAACTGCCGGGGCAGCTGTAGCAGCTACAAAGCAACCATCAGACGCCTTTGAGGTAATCTTGGTTGTCTGGAACATCCATTTGTTCAGCAATCGCTCTAATCCCATTGTCATTTGGGTACGTACGATTTCAAGCAATGCACTATTGCTCTGATCTATCGCACGATTACTTACGGGGATAGCCAATGATACCCGTTTGGGAGACGGCTTAATTTTAGAGATGTCAATTGTGGTGTCTGCTACCTCCGCATTTTCATCCTCGATAGTAGCTTCAATGCCGGCAACAACAGGCAATACCCAGTCACCTACAAGACCGTACTGCATTTTGCACCCCACCTTACCCAAGATTAAGCCTTTTTCCAAAGGCTGGATGATTTCCCCGATGGTCATCGGAATGAGAGGCGCCACGGTGGTGGTGTCTTGAATCGTAGCGGCACGGGTCAAAGGAATATCTATGGAATTTCCATTCATGATCCCGTCGCATCCTTCTGGAAGAGAACGGTTGTGCACAAATGAGGCAACCGCTCCGGCAAAAGCAACTTCAGAGCGCATCTCCTGTTCGGATACGCGTTCTTCATCATTTACCATACGGGCCGTACGCAATTGGAGAATTTCTTTTTCTTGTACCAAAGCCTCTTTTTCTGTAATTTCATCCGGTGTCAGGCTTCTTTTATTGGTATCCAATAAGTCAGCCATTTCGCCCAACCGGGCATTGATCTCAGCGATTCTCGCTCTGTTTTTTCTGATTTCTTTTTTCATGATTAAAATTTTGATAGTTTACGTAATTCTTCTATTTCTTTTTTATAACTCTCGTCCGGATGTTCGAAGGTGTCTTCTATGCTTCGTACATTCACTTGTGTTCCGATGTAAGCCGGGCTTGCCACGATGCTTATTTCACTGATCATATCAATTTTATGCACTTTTCTAAGCAAAATTCCGTCAGACCGTTTTATCCATTCGACGTTTTTCCACTCATCGGTCCGATATCCGAAAGATGATCCGAACAAATCTCCTCTTTTCACCATTTCAACGGCAAATTTTCCATCAGGAGTATCAGGAGCGTCCAAAGCATATCCCAAACCGTAATTATCCAGGTGGAGTCTCAGCGATCCGCTTCCCATGCCACTCCGAGCGAGGAGTCTTTCTCTGTTATGTTCCAGAAGCGCTCTGATATCACTGCGTTTGATCAGTTCCTCGTCAACGGCTCCTACCTCTATGATTTCAATAAAGCATTTACGCAATACAGGATCATACATATATTTGCTCTCTTGACCAACTACTACCGCATATCCCTCAATTGTTCTTTCCGATACCAATTTGGGAGATGCCTCACCGCCAAAACTTCTGATTTCTAAATTTTCCATGCTTGTTCCTTTTATACTGCTGACGTTTTCTTATTCTTGGGTGGCACTTCTTGCGGTTTTTCTTCGTTTTTATCTCCGTTATTGCTATTATTTAACATCTCACCGTTTATCTTCTGGCTGTTGATGGGAGCTACGTTGCAGCTTATCATTGCGACATCTCCTCCATCCACAGGAGGCATTCCCCTTTTTTGGCGGTATTCATTCACTGTATAAATTCCATACTGGATACACTTCTCCATGTTTAATGCCATCGTTTCCAAGTCAGTCTGATAGAATGCTTCCAGATCAAATTCAATGCGATATTTCGCGGCAACACTCCTGGGGATTAATTTCACAAAGAACTCATTTGCAATTTGCCGCAAATAAGGCTGGATGGTATCAGTCATATATTGCACCTGACTCATCTCGCTGGCTTTATAATTTTGACTTTGTCCGGCAAATGCTTTGTCAGGGTGGACGCCATAAAAGCGACACAGGTCTAAAACAGAGAATTTTTGCTTCTCCAACAGCTGGATATCAGCAGGGGACATGGAAAGCTGGTTGAATCTTAGTTGTCCGGGAAGATATGTGATTCTTTCACCGGATCTCAATTCTTTCCGGAAACGGTCGGAAACATCCTTCAGCTGGGTTTCGTTGTATTGTTCGTATCCGGTTGTCTGATCATCGTCGTTACCACTGATAAATCCCGAATATGTGCTGCCGGGCTGAAACATATCAAGACTCTTCTCGTCTGCGCTGTACGCCACACTCATAATCCGGGAGGCATATCGGATTGTACTCTCTCCTGTATATCCGCCATCCAGGCTTATATTGCGAAGATGAATAATTTCATCGCATTCAAGAGATTTATATATACCGTTAATGGGGTCGTTTACGATATAGAAGTTCAAAAACTTATCATAAGTAACGCTGCCAGGACTCAGTAATGTCAGACTTTTCGGCTCTCCTTCCGACCAGTCCGGATAGATATAGGCGTTCCCTAGATTAACTGTCTGTATGATGGCGTTTCTTATCATCTCATATGCAGTCTGCCTGCTGTTTGGTGCAACAGATAACAGGTAGTTGAGTTCACTGGCCTCATCCACCATGAAGACGCCGTTTTTCTTTCTTTTCACCTGCAGAGGCAGGGAGGCAATACTACCGCTAAGTATGGATACGCACCGATATACGGTTGCTAGCTTCATCGCCATTTCCGGCCCTTCAACTGTTTGGGCTTTTGCAGCTATATTGCGTACTGTTACATCTGGTGAAGCTACAGATTCGAAGTATCCTCTCTCCTTGACAGGCTCTTCAACGGGTGCTGTATCCGTTTTTCTTTTCCAAAACTTTAAGCTGTTATTCATTTTCTGAAATTATTATATAAGTAAAAGGTCATTACCGATGTCACAGCACCGTCTATTTTAGCATTCTGAGATTTTTTAATGGGCTTCCTGTTCTCCAGCCTGTCTTCGTCAATGACAGCATTACCGAAGCAATACCAGTTGATCGGATTGTAGTTAAAGGTAACACGTCCGGTCCTTGCTGCTATTTCGAAACTTTCAACCGGGCTGGTAAATGTCCCGTAGGTTTGTTTTATTGGCTGGAGCACTTTCTTTGCACCACTGGCACCCATCATATTCACGAATTCCATACTTTTGTAAGGGTCATATCCTATATTAAGTATCCGTATGCTTTCCCTATTGCGGGCATTGATGTCATTTACTATCATCCGGTAGTCTATCACATTTCCGTCACATAATCGAAGATATCCGTCTGCTGCCCATCTTTCGTATAATTCACGATTCGGATGAGATATCAGCATTTTACGCGGGAAGTAATAATCATTGTGAATATGAAACATCTTGATCTCAGGCAAGTAAATGTTATAGCTTACAGAACTAAAGTCATCACAAACGGACAAATCGACTGCGACCATCGCGTCCGGACGATTTTTCAGTGTTTTCAAATCATTGTCGTCTTTGCACATAGCCTCTATTTCTCCGGAAGTAAACCACACTTTGGCCTCATCCTGCACAAACAGGTTCAACAGCTTGGTTCTGAAAGTAAGCATGTCCTCTGCGGTCATCTGGGCTTTCCTGTACTCATTCTCATAGTAATCCGCCTGTACTGTGATTCCCAGGTGAGGCTGTACCTTTGCCCAGGTGTGCGGATCATCTTCGGCATCATTGACATCCGGTTCAAAGATATGCGCAAAGATGGAGTCGTTCTCTACTTCTCCACGGAGTACTGCCTTATATGAATTGAGCATATTCACAAACGGACTTTCCAATTTATCGCTGGCTGTTGTGATAACAATAGTCATAGGATTGACACGGGCACCCATAGACGATGTAAGCACATTCTTCAGCTCGGCACTATCTGCCTGGCTGAATTCATCAAGAATAACGGTGGACGCATTGAGTCCGTCCAGCTTGTCGGGATTCGACGCAAGGCATCTGGCGAAAGACGTTCTTCCCCGCCTTTTGCTAAATACCTGTTCCCGGTTTATTTTGAAGTTTTTAAACCGCTTATCAAGACTCTTCAAAATATTCTTTATTTCTCCGAAACATATCTGAGCCTGATCATAGCTATTTGCAGCTACATATGCCTGCGCATTAGCATCACCGAACAGTAAATCATATATTGCCAGTGAAGCAACCGATGTCGTTTTGCTATACTTACGTGGTACGAATAATAGGGCGTCCCTGCAAAGCCTTTTTTCGGGCGTACGGTAAAAACCAAGGATATTGGCAAACTGAAATACCTGAATTGGGGTAAGACGATACTTTACGCGTCCTTTCAATCCCGAAAATTTTAGATTCTCGTAGAATACGATAAACTTCTTGACCTCTGTTGGTTTGAAAATATACGCATCCAGCAAACGAAAGAAGCGAAGGATAGATAACAGCTCATACAAATTATGATCGTCAGGATGACTTATCGCTGATTTCACATAATCCTTCAACCTGATATCCGTTTGGTCAAGCGTATAATCCTCGACATTGACTTCCTGTAATCTTTCAAGTGTCCGGGCCTTTAGCTGTATGAGATCATTCTTTTCCAGCATTTTCGACTTTTTTAATCAGTTCGTCTACTTCATCGTTTTCATCATCCGCTTCTATGGTAGCACGGGTTAAACGCAACTCTCGCAATGCCTTGCGGGTTTGTTCGGCCGCATCCTGCATTACGGAAAATTCGGGATTGACCACTTTATACTCATTATTTTCGCGGCTGATTCTTGTCATGCATACCTTATCCAATTTGGAGACTTCGTCCCGGGCCTTCAGATAAGCCATATATGAGCCGGCAGCAAGAGAGATGGAAATTTCCATTGCCTTAGAATAAGTCCCTTGTTCTCTCATTGCTTTTCGTATTTTTTTCTCTATATCTTCGTAGATTTCCATGCGTCTTTTTATATGTACGCGCTTTCTGACGTATATGGGTGACACTTTCGTATTACCCCCCACGGGTATAATTTGTACCGCGTGTGCACGGAAGGGAAGGCGTGGGTTTCAATGGGTAGCACGGGCCTGTAAAAAAATGATACCCCCTCGTATGAATTAATAGTTAATTTTAATTAATATTCACAATCGGGGTAATGATAGGGAAATCCCTATTTGTTTGATCAAGCTATTTAATAATATCTCATTCTATTGTACATATACAAATGATTATGTATCTTTGTAGTGTCAGATAAACAAAGTATTAACCTTTTAAAACAAAGTCATGAGAGAACTGAATGAACTGGAACAGATTGAGTTCGAAATAGAGAAGGAGAAGCAAAACCTTAGAGAATGGAAACGCAAGGTACTTATACTGGAGATTGGAAAAGAAGATGATGAAGAGCGTACTAATGCGATACTCGAAAGAATATCAGAACTCCTTGAAAGAAAAGAGAAATTAAAGAAGTAGTAATCGCTCCTCTTCGGAGGAGCATAACTCAAATAATGATATGAGAACATTAGAAGAAGACTTGTTAAAGATGGATAGTTTGCATGGAGATGAACTTGATGCACACTTGTACGAGATGAAGGCTTTATACACCAAGCCGGAAGAGAAAGAAGCCATTAGAAAGCACTTAGATAAGGCTCTTGATACTATCACTAATAATGTCAAAGCAATAGAACGAAAGCTCACAATACGGGAACAAATAAATGATATTGTAGACTTAATACCTGTGTCGTATATTGCAAAGAACTACTTTGGCAAGAGCCGAGCATGGTTATATCAACGTATTAACGGGTATAAAGTCCGAGGTCAAGTATATACTCTGAATGAGAAAGAACTTGAAATCTTTAATCGTGCCTTAAAGGATATTGGAAATAAAATCGGTTCACTTTCAGTTGGTTAATACAGCTGTTATCTGACACCGCCTTTGCCTGTGAACCGTGCAAAGGCAATTAAGGGAATAGCAAATAACTATTCCCTTTTCTTTGTTATTTTAGAAACTTGTCTACAAACGACTCTGTTATCCTTTTGTTATTGGCTTTAATTGCGGCTTTGGAGTGGCTAAACATTTTTCGATGAATATCGGAATGGCAAGCATGGCATACGCTCATTAGATTGGAATAATTAAACATTAGCTGCTTCATCTGAGTTGCTGATGCAACTGATTCTACAGGTGTTATATGATGTACTTCTGTAGCTACTGTAATCCTCCCATCTTTTTCGCAGCATTCACATATAGGGGTATTAATGAGCTTTTTAATCCGCAAAGATTTCCATTCTTTGGAATTGATATATTTGATGTATGTTTTGTTTCTACTCATTGCTTACTGATTTACAAGAACATCTACGCTTTGGCTTGTTAAATTCTACATGCTTTTCAGCTTCAGAAAGTTCATTAAACATACATTCTATATCGTAAGGAAGGACTTCTGTTTGAGGATCATTCTCAGGGTCCGATGCACGGAGAAAACAATGTATCAAACTTTGTACAATTTCATATACGCTTTTGAATCCGTATTTTGAGGCTATGGTTTCCAATCGTTTATAATTCTCCGGTGTGATCCGGGAATATACTTTTTTAGTCAAAATCTTCTTTTTCTTTCCCATTCTTAAAAGTGTTTTCATTGGTTATTTCTATTCCATCCTCGCAAGCTCCGTTTTCACAGAATGTTTCCTTCTGATGAAATTCACACCACCCGTCTCCGAATGAGTCCTCGTTGGTGAATAGCTTGCATTCACTGCATACTTGATGTATTTTATCCATATTTTATTTTTAAGTTATAGTTAAACTGCCCTCTTATGTTTGTTACCAAACAGCCCTGCGGGCAGTATAGGACAAGTTGCCGTAAATTGTTAAAATTGAATCTTTTTAAATGTAATCAATTGATTTCCAATTAATTACTCATGCACCATATGGTGCTTTCTTTATAATTGGATAATCAGTTGATTATCAATGGTTTATATTTTCTTGCGAATGGGCGTAAAAATCCCTATCTGATAATTAGCCAGAAGCCTGTCTTTAAATTCTTTCTCCAACTCACCGATTTCTTCTACGTATTTACCGCATTCTTTCGGCCAGCTGTTGGCGAAATTTCGAATTGTCTCCCATTGCTTTTTTGTCAGCTTTCCGTCTATATACATCTGCTTATAATGCTCCTTGTATCGTGTTACTCCGATCCGGTGAATCTCCCTAGCTTTGTCAAGCTGGGAGATTTTTATGCCTTTCAACGCAGATAATTCCCTTACAAAGCGTATCTCTGACCAATCTTTATAGAATATTCGACCTATTTTGGATAAGAAGTAGTAATCTATAAATTCAAGCATTGGTACGGATTGATGCCTGTACATCGTTTCAATACGTAAGATGTTGTCTCCGACTCTCCGGCCTTTCTCTCCGGCTTCGAATGTTTTATCGTAAACCTTCAGAACTTTGCGGACATACTTGCTTTTATTTGTCGTAGCCTGCCGATAGTCATCAAAATTGGCATCATTCCAAAGGGTCCGATCAAATATCTCTTCCATCTGTTTGATATAGCAGTCTGCCGAATGCATCATTTTCATTGTTGTTCCGATCTCATAGTAAGTCACTACTGCGTTTTCGATCTTTACGCATAGACGCAGGAGAAGTTCCTTTATGGTCCTTACAGACATCGCGAAGGTGATTGGACGGCTATTGTCAAGTTTACCGGTCTTTCCCTTGCTGTAGAGCTTGCATATTGAACATGCGCATTTTAAACGGTTTCCCCGAATTTCAATAAAACAACCATCAAAGTTGGCATATGATGTCGATTTATAGTAAACTTCATCACCTTCCGTGCATTGTTCCAGATAATTCCGGAGAACAATCGTATCAATGTCGGCTATGTCTATGGTTGCCTTCATTGTTATTTTGTCGAACATCCTTTTTCAAAGTATGGGCACACCCTTATTCCTACAGATCGCTTGCAATTATGAATTGAACATGAAACCATGAAATTCACTACGGGGCCGGCATGCTTACAGTACCGGCAATCGCATTTTATTTTCGAATCAGTCCTTTTTGTCATTTCTCTTTTTTCTTAGTATTGGTAACTTGTTAATGATAGCTCTCCGGGTGATTAATGGCAGTTTGCCTGACCGGTGAAGCAGGGTAGTTTTCTTGATACCTACATCATCTTCAGTCAGATAGTCGAATACAGCACTCAATGAACCGAATGCGTAACCTTTCTTTCGGAAGATTAAATACACATATATGACATTCATAATTTTAATAGTTCCATATGTTGTTTATTTGGAATCCTTTATATTGATCCATCCCTTCTCTAGTTTCAATCGTCTGACCTCTTGTCGATAATGGGAGATTTTTTCCCTATAGTCAGCTTCGGACATTTTGTTGATCTGATATTTAGCAGATTCCAGAGAGAGTACTGTTGACTCTCCATATTTTCTTATAAGTCCTCGTCTGTATCCTTCAATGTTTCCGCTATTGTGACGATTACAGGTAATACATTGAGCATTACAATTCTCTTCACTGAACCTGGTAGACATGTGTTCCCGGCTTATATAATGCCCACAATCGCTTACTTCGTAGGGGAATCCATTATTGCAGGAGATACATATAAATGTTCCGTCCTCTCTCACGTCTCTTAAGCGGATGTATTCACTAAAGACCTTATCCAGCGTGTCTTTGAGCTTTGACTTCGTAGATTTACAAGGCATTGCTTTCAAGGATTTTATCGTATTGCTCAGAGTTTCTGAAGCGGATAGCGTGGTCGTACCATAAGCCTGTATTAGCTTCAAATACACATCCATCTTCATCAAACTGAATATCTTTCAGTTTCCCTATAATGGCAATTCCAGAATTACTATTTCCCCAAAAGATTGATAGTTCATTCTTAGATGGAATATACTCCAGTTCCTCTGTTATCTCGCATATAAAGGCTCCCGTGTCATCCGGCTCAAATATTGTTGTTATTCCTTCTTCGGTTGCCTCAACTGTTATGTACCGGCTGTGTTCTGGTATTTTATAAATTCTTTTCATGTCCATTCTCTCTATATATTAATAGTTTATATGATATCTGCGATTATATGCTTCTACCGCATTTGCCACTCTTTTATTTTCATCCAATATCATTTTAAGCAATTCGTTGGTTTTCTTTCGTTCATCTATCAATTCGGCAATACCAAATACTTTCTTAATCCATTTAATCATAATCTTCTAATTCATTATTAGTTAATCACAGTCTAACATTGAAATAAAAAATCCACAAACCACAAAGGAGACAACAAAAACGAAGAGCATAGTGCCAATTACATTCACGTCCTCCGAAGGGGTATTCTTGATTATATACCACGAATCAGTTTCTGACACTCCACACAAATAAGCAATCATACAAGCTATAAATGCGCTGAATATGTTTTTCCATTTATTATTCATTTCTCTATTGTTTTTATGCTCAAGCCGTCAGTTTATTACGGATCAAGTTCATATTCTTATTAATAAGTTTGATGATACGGTCATGATAGTCCGTATTGCTGTTGCAGACACCACGGGATTGGATCACTTGAAACTTACTCAGATCTATCTCGATGGTTTCAATATGTTTTTCACCGATGCGGGCAGAGAGGATTAAAGAGTCTTTTTTTCTGAAATAGTTGTTCGTGAATACGCAGTGATGCATGATTTGACCTTCCTGTCTAAACTCATCGAGACTTTTTAAAGGGACTATGATGATGTTACCATCAGAAATATTTAGATCAAAGAATCTCGATTTGAGCTTCTCATACTCCTTCTCGTATTTTTTCAGTGCCTCCATTTGTTTCATATCACGCTGACGACGTTCCTTTTCTTCTTTTCTGCGTTTCCTTTCCATATAAAAGTCATGAGCGGAATTCAGATTATCAGGACAAACATAGTGAGCGTTACGGAGATCCTTGCCTTCATCTCCCAGGAGATCAAGGTAGTCAAACCACATGGAGGTATCCTTTACCACATAGTTGTTACGCATACAGATTTTGATTGTAGGCCATGTTCTTTTTATCTCATATCCCTTGCCTGCGCAAAACATCCTAAGCAATTCATACTGTCCGGCTTTCAGGAGGGTTTCAGCAGTACTGTCCGTGCTGATCAGACGGAAGAAGTCAAAAGCGTATATACTATGCACCTTTCCTTTGAATCCGTATTTTTTCCATGCCGACAGATAACGGCGTACAGGATAACAAGCATCACAGCCGATGTGATAAGCCTCTTTGTCGTTCGCTCTTATTTCAAGGTCGGTGCCAAGACACCATGCATCGCGATAATACGAGTGCATGTTTGCAAGCAGGGCCATTGTTTTGAATTTCCCATCGGCAGACATCCAGTTCTGGACAACTTCTCTTATACAATACGATGCCTCCTTTCCGGAATGGAACTCTTTTCTGATATAGAAATACCTAAAGACCTGAAAGCCATGACAGGTGGTGATGATATTAAAGTATTCATTATCCCGGCATGATTTACGGGTGGTGGTCTCAATCTTCAGATGGGTGCCACAATTCGGACAGATATCCATTTCTCCATCTTCCAACTTCATGAGGTCATAGAAGATTTTCCCACAGTGGGTGCAGGTTATCAGACCTTTTTTTAGGCGCAGTCCTACATGGTCCATCGCATTCATAATTCCCCATCTTCTTTGTTTTTCAGTCAATGCGGGGAGTTTTCCGCTGAGTTTGACTATCTGCTTTTGTAACTCTGTTTTCGGCTTCATGATTCTTCGAATAATGACAGTTGGACAAATGGTGATTCTTTCTCAATTACCTTGTTACGTTTGCTGCGTTCCTTTTTGGGAGAGGCAGATGATTCATGTACCGGTACCAAAGAAGGTTCTTTGGGAGAGGCTGGTTTCTTCTTTTGCTGCTGTACAGGAGAGGATGCTCGGCAGATGGGGTGGCTGCTTACTTTGATGTTTTCTTCGTCGTAGTAATGGATGGCCCATCCAAAGACAACAGAATCGGGGATTCTCACTCTATTTTCTTTGCCGGCAGCTTTACGAGCCTGGCTATCGATATAGTCGCAGCATTCTTTTATACTCTTCTTCGGATTGGAGTATTTCGTGGCAAACAGCTCATCTGTGTGTGATCTTTCGTCCAGATGAGATTTTATTACTTGTTCAAAAACTGTATCCATGTGTACTTAATTATGAGGCTTTATCCTCAGTTAATACTTTAGGCTCCCACTCGACAGGGACCTTTGCCCAGGTTCTGAATGCCGTATCAAAACTCTGCAGGTCTTCAAACATGTCCATCTTGCATTGATCATTGACTACAAGGGTAGAGAACTCTTTGAAGTACCGGTCTGCGCATTTAAGGAAGTCATTATGTAATTTCTTCAGGTCTCCAAGTAACAAGCCTTTTGCTCTCATTACATCGGCGGCCTCTTCTATTAAGCTGTTTGCTTCGCAGTTCAATAAATGAGCAGCAGATAACAGCATATTCAATCTGTCCATGCTACCATCTTTAACGGCAGCATCCACTAAACTTTTTTTTGGTTTCATGATTTTAGTTTCTCATTCTTTCCCGTAGTATCTTTTCTTGTTGCATTGTGCGCTTACTTGGCGGAATGCCTACGAGTAGTAGCTCAGTTTCAATCTTATTGTATCTCAGTAATTCGCTGTTGTATTCAGCGAGTAGCTGATCGTATTCTGATCCGGAGAGCTTAGGAGAGGTCAATTGATCTAAAATTGCTTCTGCATGCTTTCCGCTTTCTTCCAGTTCGGACTCTAAGGAGTTTCTTTTCATCATTTAGTATTGTCTTCAGACATCTCTTCGATTTCCCGTTCCAGCCTCTCTCTGTGTTTGCCTACATATATTGAGCAGAGAGAAAAGATAAACAGGGAGATCCAAAATAAGACTTCCATTTTCAGACAGGTGAATCCCATCGTTACGAAGGATATACACCATATAAAGGTTAGGGGTAGAACTCTCATGGCTTTACCGTTATATGACTTTATTCCTAAGTACGAATCGATCAAGATCTGCAAGCTCATACCATATCATTCTTCCTTCTTGTGAGAAGGGTACTTTAGCTTCGTTCCTTAGCTTTGAAAGGTAGTCCTCTCCTACTCCTAGATATGCCATTGCTTCCTGCTTATTTAACCAGCGTTTTGGAGCTGGTTCTACTTTTGCTTGTAATTTAGTGCGTCCCATAGTTATTCCTCCTTATTGGGTATTTTTCCCGTAGTTATGTATCTATATATGATCTCAGCTTCATCAATACGATTTTTTGGATCGTCATGAGGCATAGTTTGCTCTATGCAGAATTTTCTAACCGATGAATCAGCTTCACCTTTATCACATAAGGCACTTTTATTCATAAGGTGCAAAATCTCATCTTTATAAATTTCCTCCCTTTGGGCGTGATCCTCCCTACCTGCTATTGTTTCAAGATCCATTGTTATAAGTCTAAGATAAGACTGATCCCTCATTGGATATTCTGTCTTACGCCATAAATTCTCGTAAGGAGTACAAGGATTTGATTCAAGTCTATAGCTATCTGAGCGGACAATTACGTTCCCTTTCTCTACTTCCTTTCTCTTATCTGATTTACCGAATAAGTAAATGATTGCCGATGCTATTCCGATTGCTGCGAAAATTAATACAGCCATTACGGCGATTGTTGACATTGTTTCCATTATTAGTTCTCCTTGTAATATCGGTTATACTCTTCCATTGAAATAGGTTTCTCCTTGATGGCGAAGCCTTGCTTTACTGCCTCAACTCGGATACGTTCTGCATCTTCTCCGGATGTTACACCACGCACAGCGTTTCGGACTGTTTGCTCTGTGCATTCAAATAATCTCGCCAGTGTTACTACTGAGCCTTTTTTTAATACTAATGTTCTTGCCATAATTGTATGAATTTAAATTGTTATTATTAGTTCTCCCGGGTCAATTCCATTGACGGCTGTACGCTTATTCCGGGAGATTGCTTAATTTTGCAGATACCAAACTTAAAAATTAAGCATTATGATTACTATTGAGAAAAAAGATGTTATGGTTGCTTCTCTAGCTTCTTCTGAAGATTCTATATGCGACCTTTATTCAAGCGACTTTAAAGATGATGGTATTACGTCAAGTGAATGTGACATGATTCTAAGGCAGCTTGAAAAAATGGGGTTTATAGATATTCAAACAAGATTTTCCAATCCTAATGGATTTATCATTGCTATTAATTCCGGTTTACATGAATTCGCAGCACGGGGAGGATTCGCAGCACAAGAATTAATTATTAGCACGCAACTTGAAAAGCTTGACACGGAACTTCAACTTATGAGGTCTAAACTTGATCCAGATACGCTCGAACAACTCAATCATGCGTTTTCTATTTTGGGATCGGCTTGTAATATGATCCCCTACATCAAGGCTTATCTCGCCCATTGAAAAAAGCTCCACTAATCTAAAAATGTCAGGGTTGTTTAATGTCTTTAAAAAGACCTCATGTGTCATATTATCGCTATAAACAACTCTGCCATTTACTTCTAAATATCTAGAAACTTGTGATATCTTACGACCAGCACGAGTGATCTTTCTTCTTAAGATAAATACAGCCTCATCCACTCTTATTTCTTTCTGCTCATTATTTATTGCTTCCATGATAGCGTGTCTTTTAATTTTAATTGTTACTTTTGCTTATTGTTACTTTTTGTTTTGCCAAGCAAAACCGCTTTTATTTGTTTGACGACACAAATATGGTGAATATATTCAGAATATCAAATTTTAATATCTGAATATATTCATATTTACAACAATTATTAACATTACCTAATATGGACATAAAAGAAAAAATCCAGCAATACCTTGATTATAAAGGCATTAATATAAATCAGTTTGAAACTTCAATTGGAGCCTCCAAGAGCTATTGGAGAAAAACAAAGAGTATATCTGCTAATGTAGTTATTGATATTTGTAGAATATATACCGACTTAAACTTAGAGTGGCTTTATCGCGGGAATGGAGAAATGATTAAAGACTCTGAGTCAAAAGCCTCATCAACAATTGCACAAAGTGTTCCTGTTAGCTCAATCATGATCCCATTTGAGGAATACAAAAAGTCGATAGCCGAGAAAGATGAAGTCATAAAAGATCAAGCTCATCGAATTGGGATGCTTGAGCATGAACTACAGCTTTTCACGTCGAAAAAACAAACTGCCCTCGGAATGGAGAATGTTTCCACTGCTGCCGAGCATCAGATGAGCATACCGGAAGCGGAATAACACATACCCCTATGGGAATCATTTGGGGTAAAATGAGACATAAACAATAACATTATAGCGAAATGAAAACATTTATTAAAAGAAAAATGAAAAGAATTTATTTAGTTGCTCTCGCAGCAACATTAACATTGTCATCATGCAATACGGTTTTTTATCAAGTATACAATACTGAAGCTCCTGGCATGATAGAAAAGGACAATAGTCTAGTTTATGAGAACGAGGATTGTAAGTTGATGTATAATTTGTGGGCAGAAGATGGAAGTCTAGGTTTTATTATGCATAATAAAACAGATAGAGACTTATTTGTCGTATTACCGCAGACGTTCTTTATAAAGAATGGGATAGCGCTTGATTATTATAAAGCTAGAGAGTATCGTAATACAGAAAGCGGTATGGTTTCCTCAAATGTATCGCTTGGAACTGCAATTAGTGAAGTTAATCTATGGAGAATGTGGAATACAACAAAATCAAGCAATGTAGCTGGTGGTGTTTCAAAAGGTGTTTCTACTACTGTTGTGAGAAAAGAAAAACCAATCATATGCATTCCCGCAAATGCATCTAAATTAATATATGAATATACAATTTCCGATAGATTAATTAAGAATTGCGATAAGAAACAGGCCTATCCAAGGCGAAAATCAGCTCCTATAACTTTTACAAAAGAAGATACTCCACTCTCATTTAAAAACAGAATTGCTTATTCTTTTGATAAAGGCGGAGATGGCTTGAAGTATATTGAAAACGAATTTTGGATATCAGAGCTGATTAATTATTCTAAGAAGTCAGCTGGTGCAAATAAAACTATTAAAGATTGTGATAAAGAGGAAGGTGTTGTACGGTACATCTTTAATATAGCATCTCCCAGAAAGTTTTATAATTCCTATAAAGGTACTGCCCGTTATGGAAATAGCAGTAGCAAGGGAAAACTTGTATATTAGAAAAAGTATTCTTGATCATAGAATTTCATTTTCCGAGATCTATATGCTCTCGGAAAATGAAAAGAATCTGATAAGATATAAAACGAAGTAGCAGCATGGAAAGCAATGGATTTATAACAATAACCATTGAGTTGTCATTCATATGAAATATCCGCTTTCACGCTATTCAAATAATCAATAACTTTCCGATTAGCCTCGTCAATCTTCTTACGATCAAAGTTAATATAGATTGATGTAACCTCAGACCCAATTTCATGCCCTAATGCAGCAGAAATTGTTTCTTTGGGTATATCTAGTTCGGCAGCGATGGTCGCCCAAGTGTGGCGTGCCCAATAACTTGATATTTCAGGAAATATCGGCTCCCGGTTTTTCTTCCCACCTAAACCAGTACGGATAACGGGACCTATCTGCTTAAGTCCAATTCCCATGCGATGAAGGAAGTCTTTGTAATTTCCATATTCATCCAAGATGTTAATTAGCCAGTCTTTACCTCTGTATTTTTCAATGATCTCCATAGCCTCCGGTTCTACTTTTATTGAATATAGCTTGGATGTTTTGGCTCTATGATACTCTATCCTTCCATTAATTATTTGCTTTAAATTAAATAGGTCAACTGCGTTAATACCAATTAGATACATCATTAACATAAATATGTCTCGGTAGCGTTCCTGATATTCTTCGCACTTATAGTCACGCAGCAGTGCCACCTGCTCCGCTGTTAATGATCGTTTAGCAGTCTCCTCCTTCTTTATTTTGAATTTACGGAACGGATAGAGCGTTGTTATCTCTTCGTCGATGGCATAGTTAAAAACTGCTCGTATATTACGTAAATGTAAGGCATAGGCATTAACTTTCATGCCGGAGTCTTTCATGTGTTTTTCAAAACGCCTCATCCAATCGATATCCATTGTATCAAATGTACAAGTTCTATCGAATTCAATGATTTTATTGAGGGTGCTTGTATATACTGTCTTCGTTCCCGGTTTATCTTTCAGGTTTATAAAATCAGTCATGTAGTCCGTGAAGAATTTAGTTTTTTCTTGTACGTATCCTGGCAGATATTTTTTGAGAATAGCCTTAAGAGATTTGTCGGATGTTTCTTTTGACTTTCCATCCATTTCAAGACGAAAGATAGCATTCTCCATGTCGTTTAGCATTTTGCGCAATGCTGCATTCTTTGTTTTATAATTAGCTTCTTTATTGGTGAACTCAGCTCCATTCCATTTTTCTTTTGTAGCGGAATAGCCTGTAGAGAGGAAGAATGTTCCTTTGTTGTGAATGTTTAATTTTAGAGGGAATAAACCGTCCTTCTTTTCCCTTCGGGTATCTAAGTAAAACTTAATTGTTGCCAT